ATCAATCCCATTAAGCGTTTCTTTATTCACAAACTTAGAAGCATCACTTACCTTGTTTAATTCGGCGTCTTTTTTTGTATAGACGCTACCTATGTTATTCATATTAGCCATAGGGCTACCGCCATGAGCATTAGCACTTACCTTTGAACCTATTTTGCTATTCAGCGAATCGTTATGTTTAACCATTGCCGATTCAGCGTACTGCATAGCTTCTTCTTGGCTATTGAAATAAGTATTACCTGCCTTTGATTTTCCAATCTTATCTGGTGATTCTGCAAATTGAGATTGAAGCAATCCTGCTATGCCTGCAGGCTTTTCAACGGCAACGTTAGGCGAATCAGAAACAGAGTAGCGCTCTACACTTTGCCCTGACAATTGTTTTTTAAGGGCATCGTAACGCTGATTGTATTTACCTAGATTGCCTTTATACTCTTCATCGCTATTGATATTAGTAGCCACTTTATCGGCCTGCATTGCAAGGCGCTTAGTGCCATAGCTAACATCGTCACCTAGATTTTCAACAATAGCTTTTTTGTTATTGGCACCAATCTTTACATTTTCATTCGCACGTTCAAGATCAGAAAATACTTTGTAGTATTGTCCTGCGATAGCCTTCTTTGCCTTACGTTTAGCTGCCGATGCGCCTGTTGCCATAATTCTTCCCTATTCCAAAGTTTCAGCCGCACCAATGGTAGGCAATTGATTAAGTTCTAACTGATAGATAATGCGCTTGTAGTCTTTTTCAGCATCAGCATAAATTTCACCAGCCGCCTCATAGCGTGCATACTTCATCATTGCCCTATACACAATTGCATCATGGTATGTTTCTGGCATTTCTGGTTGGTCTGCATCTGCTGCTAGGGGTTGAGGTGTTTTGAAGTATTCACCCGTAACGGTGTAAATATCGTTTGGGATAGGGGCTAACAAAACCTGCCCGCTTGGTGACAACGTAAAGCAATAAGGCTTACCTGTTAATCTAGTGCCAGTAAGATAGGCACTTCTAAACAATATGTAATCCATGTAAGGCAACGGAACTTCATCAGATAAGCCAGAAGCCGTTTTGTAGATAGAAAATGATAGGCGATCCCACTGCAAGAAACGCGCGGCTATCCCTGCATCTGCTTTGGTGTACTCACCTGTACCAGATACAGTATTGACAGTAAAAGCCCCGCGCATCCAAAGCCAGTTAGTGCGCTTTATTTGCAGGTCTTTCCATGACTGATTCACCCAATCTACTATGCGCTTCATTTCGCCGGATTGATTGAGCACGGTTAGTGGTCCAGTGCCACTAATCCCGCACTCTTGCCTGACGCGCTGACAAAGTTCTAAAAAGGTCATAATTAAGCGCGACTAGAAAGCAAGCCAATTAACCACTGGCCACCTTTAGGGTTCTTATCTTCCACCACGCTAAATGGGTATTTCAAAGCAGATGTTTTTGGATAAGTAATAACACGCTCACCAAATTCATTTGTTCGCTCTACGTTGCCATAGGCTACAGGTCGAGCACGACATAGGCGCTCTACAAACTTACGCTTAATAGTAATGGGTTGATCGCGTGGCAACCAAGGCACACCATTAGGGCCTGCGCCAATACCATTTACTGCAAGATAAACCATTTGCTCTGCATTTGGATCAGTTGAAGCATGAAGTGTAATAGTCAAAAGCTCTTCATTGAAAGCTAGTTGCTGCGCCTTCTCATTAAATCCTGAAAGATTGCTTTCAGTAATAATCTCTGGAACATCTTCATCAGCAGTTCCATCTTCTGCGAATTTAAAAGTACCTTCATCTGCAACGCCCAGCTCTTGCACATCTAAATTTCGTACTGTATTTGCATTGCCACCATTACGCGGCCCGTTATTTCTTGACATAGTTAATGATCTCCAAGTTAGTTATAGTGATAAAGTAATCTGATATTCAAGACTGTACTTATACGCTTACCCACCTGTGAAACCATTGGACGTAAAAAAAGCCTACCGAAGCAGGCTTTCCTTACACCACATCAACTTGGAGGTTGATTAAGCTTCTGCTTTGAAATAGCAGTCTTTACTTGCAAGCACTAAGGCTAATGTTGCGTTTTGTAAAACTCGAAAGCCGGTAGCAGTTAATGTGATACCACCATTACCACCAGTAACTTCTAGCGTGCGCGTACCTGCCGCAATGGTTTTAAGGCAACTATTATCTGCCATGCCTTGATAATGCTCACCAGAAATGCGATCAGTCATATTTACAAAGTTGACGTATGAAGGTTTAAAGCCTACGTCTACCTCAATGTAATCAGTTGCAACAATTGCCGTTGCACCGAATACAATTTTACCGGTTAGAAAGGCTGGAGTGCCTTGTGAATCATTTTTTGTTAATGTAAGAGCAATGTTCTTAGCCATGATGTTTCCTTTATTTAATCTTTAATTGATGGTTACTTATGAAAGCAACGTTAGCGTTACTGCTGTTGCAGTAGTATCAGTAGCAATCGTTGCGTTTGCATTGTAGTCAGTGCGTAACTGATTAAATTGCGTTGCAAGTGACGCTAAGTCTGCGCGTGCTGCATCTAGTAATACTTTTAAATCTTTTTGCGCTGCAATATCTTTAGTGCTTTTAACGCGAACTTTAATTGATTTAGACATTATGTTTCCTTTATCAGAGCAAGGGGGCGAACCCCCTTGTTGTTATGCTAAGTCTGGTGTACCGGCTTCTACTACAGCCATCCAGCCCTGATTAAGAATAACCGCAGCGTGATACGCTTTAGCACCAATGTAACCGCGTTGACCTAATGGGTCGTTCTTATCTTTCGTACCTGCTGGCAAGTAAGTAGGATCAATCGCATTCACGCCACGTAAAGCCACTTGGCCCCAAGCATCTTCTGCTGCAACAATAATTGGGTAAACGTCAACGTTAGCCGCGCCAGTTGAATATAGCCCTGTTGCACCTACAGCAGCACCAGCATTGATGTACCCTGCTAATTCAGGTGACAAGATAAAGCGGAAGCGCTCAACAGAGCCAATCTCATTTTCATTGATCGGTTGTTTAGAGCCATAATCCGTTACGCTTTTGAAACCAGCAATGTCACGAATTGCAGACTCTAAGTCAGTAGAGCAGAACACTAAGAAGCCCGCTTCAACAGATTGTGAGCCATAGTTACCAGAACTAGACAACACCTTGGTAATGCGTTTGCCATGGTTAACCAGCAATGATTTAGTTACTTTGCGCAACAAGTTCAAGCTTAATGTTTCGTCTACGGTACCGCGTGAAGTACCACCAGCGTAGAAAACGTTAGTAGCGCCTTTTAATTCGCCATAACGAACCATTTCACGGATCAAGCCCATAGCTTCACCAGTTTGCGTTTTCATTTCACCAGCTACATCATCTTCATAGAAATCTTCTGTCTGGTCGGTAATTGCAAACAATACTGAGTATTGCTTTAATGTTACGTCAATATCCACTGCAGTTAATGTAACAGCACTAGGCGTCACACCTTCTTGCGTTTCATAGCCAGAAGCGTATGTATCAACATTTGTTGGAGTAATCCATTTGTTATCCACGCCACCTACAGGCAACCAGCGGCGAAATGTAGCCACCTTGCCGTTGTTTTTAGGAATGGGCTTTTGCATACCAGTCATGCCTAAAACTTCTACTGGAATAGCCGCTTTTAAAATATCCGCTTTGAACTTACCAATACGGGCCGCTTTTGTTGCTAATGTTTGAATAGCCATTTTGTTTTAATCCTTATTTAAATTGTGCATTAAACGCATCTTCTTCTGTCACTATGCCGTTGGTAGTTTTCACTCCACCTTTAGGCAGTACAGCATCTAGCAAGCGCTTGTTATTGTTTTCTTTAGTATTCTTTACTGTATCGCGCCATGTTTTAAACTTGGTGAGTTGTTCACCTAGATACATAGCGTCCCAACTGTTATCTAGCTTTTGTTGTTCATCGGTTGCTAAACTGCCTTTCCAGCTATTAAAATCAGCAGAGCTATAAACACTCGCCCAATCTCTATGCTGAATCGTCAGTAAATTAGTGTTCATCGTTCTGGTAAGCTCTTCTCTAACCTTTGCAACCTCTGTATTAACAAACGGTTGTATTGATTCAGCGTTAACTCCACCATTTGACTGCAAACTAATACCAGCTAAATCCTCTGCCAACATTTCAGCAATCTCTGGGAACTCTTCATTCAAGCGCTTGAACTGATCTTTAGTAACCCTGACAGGTGAACTGCCGCTGTTACTTTTCAATTCTTGTAATGCACGATTAACTTCACCAAACTTGCCATGAATTTGACGTATTTCTTTTTCTGTCAAATCATTACGGGCGGGAATATCATTTAACAAAGCCAATAGCTTCGCGTGTTCATCCTCAACCTTTGGCTCTTCAATCGCGGCAACACCTTCAACTTCACTTGCATCATCGGCAGCAGGTGTTACTTCCTGTACTTCTGTTTCAGCTTCTTCATCGGCGGCAATTACTGCGGGCGAATCACCAAACTGTTCAGCAAATGCCGCTTCTGTAGCTGCATCATCAACTTCTTGCACTTCAATTTCTTCGTTCTCTATTGCCATTTACTACTCCTTGCTAGGTGAAGGGTGATTATTCATCAGCGTTCACTGGTTGCGATGGGGCCAGATTACCTAGCTCGATCATGTTTTTTATTTCAGCGATACGGCCTCTTACCTTGGCCGTTTCATCTGCGGTTAAATTACCGTCATTCTTAGCCCGCATTGTTAGCAATCTTGCATTCAAGTGGTCTTGTATTTTTTTCCATACCTGACCATTGATGTCTTGTTGCGTCAACAAGCGAGCTTTGTTAGGTATAACCATACTCTCACCCATCTGTTAATCTGCGTAAGGGCTAGAATTGTTCTGGATGCGGAACTCTGCATGTTCAATAGCCTTATTCAATATTGATTTAGGTAGCTTCTTATAGAAGTCTTTATCTTTCGGATCGAGGCTAAGTAAAGTATTAACTTCGTCTTTATCTAAAGTCGGCACAATCAGCGGAATCTCTTTACCACCGTTTACATCGTCAAACTGTACGGATATTTCAGTAGATACAGCGCCATCTGGACGTTTAAGTTCACCTAGCCAGCCTGTACCTTTCCTAGTTCCATCGGTACGGTTTCCGTAACCTTTATTAAGTAAATCAGCCATAGTTAAAGCCCACTGCCTTGGCGTTGCTTTATTTCCGCTTCTGCAGAGAACATTTCTCGCTTGTTCTTTTCCTTCATTGCAGTATCAGCTAACTGTGCTTTAATTTTGTCTAGGCTAATCTTCTGGCTATTGGCAAGCTCAAGCATTTTTATCTCGCGGTTAAGCGTAAGCTCTTGCAATCTAAATTGCCTATCCTCACGGGCATCTTGCATACGAAGCTGTGTTTCAGTTTGATCTGATTGTATTTGTGCATTAGCCTTGTCCACCTCGGCCTTACTGCGTATCTGTGCAACTTGCAGTGAAGCTTCTGCTGTGATTTGTCTTGGGTCTTGTGGTTGTTGTTTAGCCGCTTCTGCTTGCTGCGCTTTCTCTTCTTCGGTGTACTCAAGCTTACGCACATCAATGCGCTGGCTTTGCAGATACTCTTTCAATGCGCGTGCAGGGTTAATCTCATAGCGTGGGTCTAGTGATAATTGCAGGCTTTGTGCTAAGAATTGATTTTGCAAGTCACGCTCAACCAGTGAGCTAGAACCGCGTGCATCAATCTGAAAATCGCCCTTCTCTTCTTCATCTTCGCCATAAGTCAATAAGAACTCATAGTATCTTCGGATATGTGGACGGGTAACGCGGTCATCAAAAGTACGGGCAATGCGCCTCATGACTGTTGAAGCATTGTTATTGAGCATGGTCATACCGCCCACTGTTTCAGGGGCGCTACCTTGCTGGCCTTGCAATAACATTGGCAGACCTGTTACATCTTCACCCATTTTGCTTGCGAACTGGATAATGCCCATTAGCTCGGCTTGCATCGTTGGAATGTGGATCGCAGTAAAAGCGTCTGCCACCGTTCTAACATCGGCATCTTCTGTGGCCCACCAAATCTTGCGAGGCGTTATATTCCAGCTACCATCAGCAGGCTCGATAATTCCGCGCCTAATAACCAATTGCGGGCCTGCGCTTAATCCTGCATTGTCCATCATGTTACGTGTAGCGGCATTAAGCATTCTTTGCGGGGTACGCATCTGTCTGCCAACACCAACACCAGCCCAATTGTCTGTACGTCTTTGCCATACCATGACGTCATAAGGATATTCGCCAGAGTCAATAGGGCTTAGTACGCCCTTCACAACATGGTCGTTAATCATGACAACAATTGCGGGTATTTGCTCATGCTCTTCACATTTACACCCTGCAGCTTCCATATCTTCTTTGGCTGCATAGCCGTTGTAATACCAAACTTCGTAGCGGTCCTTATCAGAAGGATTATGATTTCCCCCCTTGTTTTCTGTATAAGTTCCAGACGGGCCTTCAATAAGTACGCGCTCTACCTGTTCTTTGATATAAGATTTATCTTCAAGGAATGCGCGGATTTGGTGTCCGGTTAAACTATCTTTCTCCCATGTGTAAGCCCCATCATGGATATTTTCACCGCATGTAGGGTCTGGGTAGAAGTTCCATGGGTCAATGCGCCTAGACGCGGGATTAACTGATTGCTCTAATACAATCTTAGTGAGGCCGCCTTCTTTGCTTACCACACGCGAAGTCGTTGCTACAGGGAATGGCCCTTTTAAGATACCTACACCTAATCGCGCAGTATCTTCAATGACTTTGCGCACTTCGCTAGAATATTCACACTCGACTAGCCAATCTTCAATATGTTTTTCTGCACGTTCCGCTTTATCTGTTGCCTGCTTGTAAATCTCAGCAACATGATCCGCTACCGTTACCGGAGCCTGTACTTGCTGGCCTTGTTCGTCTTGCACCGTCTTAACCATTGGATTTAGATTGGCGTCCAGCATTTGCGTCTGGTCGTTCTTCATCTGCTTCATTTTAGGTAATGGCGTTGGCTTGATTGCCCAATTCTTTTCATCTGTAGGCAACAACATATCTGCAACCTTTGCGGCGGCAGCGTCAACATAAGGACGGGTAACGTTTAAAAATACGGTAGATCGTGATTGATTTAATTGAGGGGTGCCGCTATATCCACCATCAGGGGAACTTGGTTTGTTATTTACCGTGCCTCTATTAGCGTCATCAATACCTTGGTAAGAATCTTCATCTTCGGACCAATCATTTTCAATACCAGAAGAAGCCCTACCATCAACTGCATCTTTTCTAGTCTTGGCTAATGAAGAGCCGAAAGAATCAAGCTTTGCAATACGCAGTTCTCGCTCGATGTTTACTTCTTGATCTTCTTCATTATCAAATTGGTTCATGGTATTGGAGTTCGTCATAATATATGTGACGTTTTACCATTACCCACTTGTGACTAGCGCCTTCGTCTTAATCTTACGTGCCACTCTGAAATAACGGTGATGATGCTTGATAGCAAGCGGCCTAGTGTTGTTAGGCTTTTTGCTTGGAAATGTTTGGCTTTGAAATGATTAAGCGCCATTCAAGGTAATCGCAGTTCTATTTCCATCTACATCAACGGTAGATACAACTCTATTAGTCGTTCCATCAATGCCTTTAAATGTTTCTGTGCCAGTACCAGCACCACTTACTTTGCCAGCGAGTACAGCCGCCATGACACGTATCATTTCTTCTGCTGTCATTGTTTCAATCGTCTTAGCCCATACACCGTTGATAATGTCTGTCTTATCGCCAGCAGTTACGCCAGAGCCGCTTGTTACCGTCTGCAACCCAGCAGAGTTAGCAGCAATCACTGACACGCTATTAGGATTAAGCACGTCAAGCATATTGTTATTCATTCCACCAACAAGCTTCACTTGATACGTGCCTGACTCAAAAGTTACAGTGTAAGGTGAGAGAATCACCAAAGCTCTTGCATACACCACGCCAGCAATAGTTACAGATGTATTGTGATTAAAGATATTCGGTAATACCGCACCAGCTTCACTATCCATGTAGTCTGCTAGTTCGCGCATGAAAGCGTACTCATCGTAGCTTCTAATCTCATAGCCTGTAGTCGCGTTAGTTTCTACATAAGTAGTATCTGCTTTAGGAATGGTTATCACAGAAGTAAGATGATTGATAGAAATCATTATTCATCACTCGCCATAAGTATGGTTACTTCAAATCCTGCGCTTGTTGTAGTGCCTGCTATAGAGTTTGGCTTATAAAGCGTCCCATCTGCTACCGTTGCCCTGCGTACCGTTCCGCTAATTGCATTACTTGCGTACTGAGTGGTCCCTGTCAGTACGCCTGATACATTCGTTAATCCTTCAAGAACCACAAATCCACCTACGTCTGTTGTGATCCTAACCCTTGCGTTTTGTACTGCTGTAAGTGTAGATCCATCTAAGACCGTTACGGTAACTGGTACAACATCTAACGGATATTGATAGTCCTGCGCTGTAGTCGTGCTAACCGTCGTAATATACACAGAAGTAATAGCTGTTGTATTGGTAGTGCCAGTGGTAATCTCTAGGCGAAGCTTAAAGCCTTTGCTTGCATCAATTCCTGTAACGCCGTTTAATGCCGCACCTAGTGTGGTAGCTGTATAATTAGATGTAGTCATTGTTGACCAGCCAGCACCATCGTTTTTGTTTATAGCGTAATCATAGGTATAGTTAGTCGCAGTTCCGCCAGCCATTACTAATGCTGAGTTAGCAAATGCAGTATGCCCTAAAATGTATTCTGGCATTTCAAATGTGACTGACTGACCAATAACAGGCATATACAAACCACCTGCAGAAGTAAATGCCGCGCCACCTGACAAACTAACCTGTGAAGCTGTTGCTGACGTTGCCTCGTTCATTAAGATAGCAATACGCCCTGCTATTGTGCTGGTAAAGCCATCACGCCAATGTGTGCCATATACAGAGGTTTGACCAGTAAGCGCACCAGTACCCCCCATGCCTTTACGCACCATGTTCAAGCAAGCCATCACGTCAACCGCATCGGCATAGTCACCAAATACGTTTTCTTCGGTAATGCGTGTGCATGAGTTATCACCTGTCATAATGCCTGTACGTGTGTTTGATACATACACGCGCTGCACTTTTACATCTTGCGATGCCGTTGCTACGGTATAAATTAAACCGCAAGCATTGACTGAACCCATTGTGATAGGGCTTGCTCTAGTGCCTATATTGCGTAGCTTAATGTTAGCCGCCGCGCCTGATACTGCAAGCAAAGCTGTGTAAGGGTGCGTGTTGGTCACAGGCATTGTTAAGCCTGAAAACGTACAATTCAAACTGTTTGAGGCGGCATTCCATACCGTGCCTGTGTAAGTTGTAACAGTTGTCGCTGATACTGATTCACAGTACACCGTATCTGTTACGATAATATTAGTACATGTAGTAAAGACCATCGCCCCCTGAATAATTACAGGGCTTGTCCATACGCAGTTTTGTAAGCGGGTGCCGTTTAGCGCGTATGTGGTGCTGTTTGCTCTAATCGTATTGGCACGAATCGTATTGCGCACAAAGGTGAACCCTGCCATATCAGTAAGCGTATTGGTATGTGCGCCTGAAGCCGCCATTGAAACACGCGCCCAAACGCAATCAGTGAATGTTCCGCCAGCAAAACAGGTTGCAATGGTAAGCGGTGACATTAATAGCGCAGTAGTTGGTTTGTTGCCTACACCAACTTTAGTAAACGTCATTGGTGAGGCTACTTCTGATAGGTATATCCCATCAACAAAGCCGCTGTTTGATACATTTACTGAAAATGCTTGTGACGCAGATAAGTACCACGCCATGTTGCACTTATCAATTTCAATTACGCCGCCACCAGTACAGGTGAAGTCATAGCGTGTTGCGATTGTCGCATTTGGTATGACGTTTGCTGTTCTTGCCGCAGTCGTATTGTTTTCAAAGAATATGTTTGGAACAACTACCTTACGCCCTGCTGTTGGCGTGTGGCCATTAGTTGCCGCGCCAGAGTTACCAATACGCACTAAACCTGTTGCATCAACCCATACCACCTTGCCGCGTGTGGCATCTGTGCCTGTTGATGTCGTTGTGCCAGCATTAGGCCAAAACTCATAATCACCAGCGCCAGCCGTAGCTTCAATGAAAACGCCAGCTAAATAACGCGCTGCGCCATTGTTTGGGCATTGCATAGTTTGATTGCTTGTGCCTGACGTAGTGCCAAGCTCAAACCATTCACCAGTAACGCGAAATGTCCCTAGTCGGTTTGCATTGATTGTGCTTGCCTCATCACCGTTTACTTCAATGAAGCCACGAATTGCCGCGCCATTAGCTGTTAGGGTAAATCCCGCGTATGTTCCGCTTGATATAGTGCTAGGGGTGCCACTTGCGTTTGTGACTTTAAGCCAGCCAGAAGCCCCTGTTGTTGCTGGTGCAGCTGTAAGCGCCGTGTAAATACCAATAGTGTTACAGGTTACGCCACCAATGGTGATTTGTGTACCGAGTGTAAGCGTGCCAGAACCGCCAGTAAATGGAATCATCCATACTTTAGTGCCGTCAACGTGTACCTCGCCGCCTTTGGCAGCATTGATGGTTAAATTGCCCCATGTTGTTGATGTAGTTCCTGACAACCCGTAACGACTGTCTTGGTCAATGGTAAGTTTAAACCCATTTATGTCAACAGTATCTCCGCCTGTACGAGCCGTAGCTACACCCCAAATTCCAGCAGTCCCTATCTGTCGTAAATTTGCGTCAGCAGCTAGAGTAAAAGCGGTCAATTACTTAACCCAATCTAACGATAAACACTTCTGCATTAAACATTTTAGCTTCATGTAGATATGCTTCTTGCGGAATAAGGCTTGCGTTCTTTAAGTCATCACCTAGATAAAGCCAGCTTTGAGTATTAAGATAGTCTTGAATCTGTGTCATTTGAATGGCGCTTGTTACTTCGTCAATGTTTAGTTGTGTCCAGCCTTCTGGGATGATGAAGATAAAGTCGCTCATGTTACTTACCTTTCTTAATGTTAATGCCGGCAGATACCATTTCCATGTACTGTGTATCGTTAGTGCCTTTGATTTTCAGCTTTACCATGAACTCTTTACCAAGTTCACTATCAACCTTTATTTCCGTGATGCCTTCAACCTGTACGCCATTCCAAAAGACTTTAGGAGAAAGAGTATTTAGGTCAACTAGAACTAGACTTGCTTGTGTTGCTTGCATGATTGCCCCTTGAAAATAGAGGCTTTTACACCCCTATTATTACTGCCTATGAATCTGAAACTGAACTGATTGTCGCTGACCCACCTGTAGAGCCTAACGACCCTGTAGTAACCGCAGGTTTAATTGAGTCCGAATAAGTTGATGGAGTACCACCGAATCGTGCAGATACATACAGCGTTTGCGCACCACCTGATTGAATTGTGTTAAAACTAATTGATGTGCCACTTGCTGCGGCATCAATATAGGCAATGTAAATGTTAGCGCCAATCGGTGCTGTGTTAGTGCTAAAGTTGTGTGAAGTAATAGTAAAAGTCTTAGTGCCTATATTGACAGCACTGTAAGGATGACTTGTATATCGCCCGTCAGTACGTTGAATGCGAATTGTACCGCTTGATGGCGTGTTAGCAGGGATCGCTTCATCAACTTGTACCGAAGTTACCGCGGCGCCATTCAGTAAGCCAGTGTTAGATAACTGCGTGAGAAGAATACCCGTGCCTCCGTCAGATGGGGCCACCAGTACGCGCCAGCCAGAAGCTACACCATTCACGGTAAAGGTTACGTTGTTTGGCGGTTGGCGTGTTGTGCCATCAAGCGCAGTAATCTTATCATTCACCGCCAAGTCAGCATACTCTAATGAGAAACCATACGCGCCTACAAGTGATGAGCCGGTAGAAGCCCCGCACATAGGGGTTGATACCGGTTTAGCTACTGACGGAGTGCCTGTCCCCGCTGTAACAGACCCACCGCCCACTGTGATCAACTGACCAGCTGTTGGTGCTACGCCTGTTAATAATTGAATCCACACTTTAGTCGCTGTAGCAGAACTATCTCTAGCCAATACTTGACCGCTACCACCTGTCCATGTTGCTGAAACACCTTCTGCAATCGTACTTACGCGAGGTGTTGTTACAGTAACTTCATGCGTAATACCTCTGAAAAGTTGACCAGTTAAGCCATAGATTGTGGTTGTTTCACCATTGCGAGTGATGTGCTTCATCTTCTCGTAGAACGTATTGACTGAGTTAGCCCCTCGGTTCCATTCAGAATAGTAGTATTCATCTGCAGCATCGTTGTTTACGTCAATGGCGTTATATCCTGCCGTTACGTTGGTTACATCAGCTAATGCAGCAATGGTTCCAATTGATGTTACGTTGTTTAAGTCATCTGAGTAGGTTAGCGGGACTGAGTTCTTACCACGACCAGTTGAAGGAATGCGGAACTCTGAGAAGGTCTTGCCCCATTCGCGTGTGGTAAATATCAGCGATCCATTATCAATTAAGGCCCCAGCCGTTTTAATCTTAACCATGAACTGCATCGCTAAACCGTTGGCTTCGTCTGGGTTAATCCCATTTGAGGTTTCACCGCTAGGAGTGTTGTTCCAAAACTTGTTAGTCAGAACTACATTGTTCTGAATTACGTTGACGACCACGCCTCTATTGGCAATGATCGAGATACCATCATAGATAGCCTCAGTTCCACCAGCGCCTTGAATGATTGTACCACCATAGATATATTCACTGGCGGGGGTTGCATAAGCATCATCCAATGTAAAGCCGTTCAATAGCTGAATAATCGTGTCAAACTTCTTATCCGTAGGGTTAGCTACGGTAATATCTACGAAGTCATCGGCAGACATTGTGCCATCATCAGCACGGTCCTGTAAGAAACGATGAAGTTCTAAAACTGTAATATATCCAGCAGCAGCCACCCCATGTGCAGTGCCGATGTATCGTATAGTTTTATCGGAACGTATTTGCCAATCGGTTGATACTAGCGCCATGGTCTACTCCAACAATCCAGCGACTTTAGCTTTTGCAGCTTCAATCTTCTTGTTAATGTTATCCAGCTCTAACTGTGCAGAAGATTGAAGTTCTAATGCTTCTTTAGTTGCCTCTTGCGCATTGCTGGCTTTCTCGTTCAATGAAAGCAACTCACTATTTGCACGCAGGACAATAGCATCACCTTTAGCATTTGCGTTATCAATAATCTTTACAGCCTTCTCTTTAGCATCTGCGATCAATCTGGCTGAAAGCTCTTTAGCAGCCAATACGTCAGTATCAGCCTGTGCTACATAATTAGCCACAGCGCCTTGCACGTTAGCTAAACCATCTTCTAACTTAGCTTTTAATCCTTTAACTTCTTTAGATAGCTTATCTTTCTCTATCGCTAGTAAGTTAATTTCTTTTTCATGTTCTTTTTTAGCGTTATCTAAAGAACCAATCTTTTCAAGCGCATCAGCTACTTTAACTAATGGCTCATACAATCGCGCTTGTTTGCGGATAGCATCTACTGCAGAATTAATATCACTCATTATTAAGTCCTCATCCCTGATGTGCGTTTAACGGCAATGTAAATGT